ACCTATAAGAACCTCTAAAGCAAGTCTTTTATTCGGCATTGGTTACCCCCTGTTGGCGTTAGTATCTCTAGCACGTCACGCAAGCTCTTAGCCTCATCGGCTCCGCAAACGCCGTAACGATTATTAACGTGGACAATAGCGTGTCTTGTCTTATAGACAGCTACGCACCACTGCGCCTCCTCAATCGCGTGTTCTAAGCTGTCAAACTCAATAACCATATTTAATGTCCTCTTTTGCTATCTTGTAAAGCTGTTCACCAAAGACACCCAGTATACCTACGAGGCGCTCTATGTCCATCTGTTGTAGCTGTGTCGGCTTCTTTAGCTTTAGCAGCCTAGACAGCTCCCTAGCCTGTTGTGGCGCGTAGCCGCTCACAGAACGTGCTCCTGCGCTTTAATCTCAAAGGTATACCCTAGCTCCTTAGCCTTGGCGATCTGCTCACGTGTAAACGTTTTAGAGCCTAATAGCGCCGCCAGTGCCATCGCTACGTCATTGGCAGGATAGACTCGGTCTTGTCCGTAGATTGTCTTAATTGTCACTTTAGCGTGTGTATCCATGTTATTAACTCCTAATGATTGTTATTTGATTATTCTTTTCTGCCCATGCTCTACCGTCTGGCAAGCGTATAAACTTGTAACTATAAGCCTTGCCAATCTCTATAGGCGTGTCTAATGGTAGCGCATATTGACGCACAATGTAAGCCGCTAATAACTCTTGCAGCACGTAGACAGCACCACGAGAAGGGTAAGCAATCGCGCCTAGTGTTGACTGTTTAAACTTCACAGACTGCAAAAGCTTTGCAGGATTGCCGCGCCTGTAGTCCTCCGGTTCTGGTAGTGTCTGGTTAAATTGCCACGACAGTGTTGCGCTTAATTTATCACCTAACACTGATAGAACCCTCGCAGTTTATGTGCTTGCTGTTGTAGTCAGGCCAACCAAATTCGCCTCCAGTGTCTTTATATAGCTGCGTCATCTCGCAGTACAAGTCTTCGGGGTTAGGTTCTGGTGGCATACTAGACAGCAGCTCAGCGCAGACGATTAATAGGACAAACAGTGAAATGGTTAGTAGTACTTTTTCGGTCATCATCGGTGTAGCTCCTTAGTGTGCGTGGCAGATTATCGAGCCGCTGTCGCTCGTTGTTGCTATGTAGTCTTCTAGGTCGTCATTGTACTCGCTTGCGTACTCCTCTTCGTTTGCGTACTCGATGAAGTCGCAGCACAGCGCTATAACGTCTAGCTCTACCTCGAAGCCTGTGCTTTCCTCTGTCTCTTCTATGTACTCGAACAAGGCGCGCAAGCCTTCATAGCTAAAGCTATTGGGGCGTAGGTCTTGGAATGCTTTCTGGAAGGTGTAGAAATTGATTGTCTGTTTCACGTTGTAGCTCCTTAGTGTTGTTGGTTATTAGCTTGCATTGATAGTCTGTAAAGACCTCGTAGCATCGCCAATTGTTTATCTGTTAATTTTTTCTCTAGCGCGACAATGTTTCCGTCTTTAGAGTTTTGCATTGCTTGTCTTAGTGTCTCAATTGATGTTTTGATGATAGTCACCTATTCATTAATAGCGCAGCTTTATTGCCTTGCTTGCTTAGTAGACGACCGCGAACGTTAAATTATTCCATCGCAGTACAATATTTATTAGCTCCTCAGTTGTTAGTGTTGCGCCTCTTTCGAGGCGCTGCAGTTGTTACTGGTTAAATTCTATAGTGTCCATAATCGCGGCTATAATTTGCTGCGCTGCATCGTGTCTACCGCGTTCGTATTCGCATTCTGACTTGGTGTAGTTAATCATATACTTAAACGATTGCTTTTCAACAACGTCAATTATTTGCTCTAGTGTATCTATATCCATTGCCGCTGCTCCTGTGTTGTTGTTGGCTACTTGAATCTGCAAGGCTGCTGCTTCTCTGCTGTAGTCCTTACCGTGTGCGCGCAGAACCATTATCATGTTGTCGATGTCGTTGTGCTGCACGCTGTACTGATAAGCTAGATCGTTGCTGCTTATAGCGTTGTGGGTGTCTAGTGCTGCTGTCATTGCTGTGCTTGTCATTGTCTTGCTCCTTGTTGCGAATGATTCTCATTTAGTTTGTGACGCCTCTTTCCTGCGCCGTTGAAGTGACAATAGCACAATCAATTACCTTGTCAACACTATTTAACAATTAATTTGCATATTTATTTGCACTGCCCTTTGTAGCCTATATAGAAGCACTAGCAACTTTCGTGTGTATAGGGACTATGTGCCTTGGTTGTCCTTGGTTGCCCTTGGTTGCCTCTATAGGCTGCTACATAGACACACACACTCGCTAGACTGCAGCGACTAAGCAGCTACTCAATAGCCTGCAGAGGCAACCCAGGTTCGGTGGATAAGCTGTGGATAACTTATGCACAGTAGACTGCTTAGCCTGTGGATAACTATGGAGTCTATGCAATAATCGTGCCAACTAAGGCGGGGCAGCAATTTAGGGCGGGGGTGCTGTGGTGGCTGTGGAGAATTATAGTGGTAGGCTCTTAAGCACAAAATAGTGCAATTTAGCAATGTAAATTTAACAAAAAAGGTGGATTTAACTATATAGTCTAAGGAATGCTAAGTAGTTGTATTAATTGAGGAAACAATAGCGTCTGCGGAGACTCTTTATCCTCTAGAAATCCGCATAGTCAGCATAGGTAGCAGCACCCAGTACAGGTTAACAAGAAATAGTTGAGAAAAGACTTGACTTTTGAGTAAAAATGTGGTATAAAGACTACCTAGTTCGTAGCATCTATAGAGATACTATAGCAACTACTATCGTAGAACACTATTATAAACTCTATTCCCTTCCACTATTGTTCCTAAAGAGGATAAAACAATGATAATTACTATTGTAACATTTGTTGTTATCTCTTACTGTTGTTATTTAGTCGAAAGCACCTTTAGCGACTTACAACACGCTTTAAGCGTTCTAGAGGTCACTAATGAGCAATAAAGACTCTATAGACTCTATAGTAACAGAGGACGTTAAACCAACAGTTGCACCTAAGAAGCGTCGTGGACGACCGCCTAAGTCCCTTGTTGAACAGAATAAGAAGGGCAATAGAGGAAAAGTAGGGCGTCCTAAGGGTGACGCTTCAGCGATTGAAGAGTACAAAGCTAGGATGTTAGCTAGTCCTAAGAGCAGAGAAGTCATGGATAGCATCTTTAATGCTGCGTTAGACGATGACCACAAGAATCAATCTGCGGCATGGAAGATAATTGTTGATCGAATAATGCCTCTTAGCTATTTCGACAAAGATAAGCTCAGCAATGGCAGAGCAGCCGTCAGCATCACTATTAACGGCATAGACTCAAATGAGCCAATAACGATTGGCGAGACTATTGACGGAGATGTAGACGATGACGTTTAAATACTTTACGTTAGAAGAGTTTGCCTGTAAGCACACTGGCGAGAACAACATAGACCCTACGTTTGTGCGTAGGCTTGACGAGTTAAGGGCTGTATGTGGTTTCCCTTTTGTTATCACTAGCGGCTATCGTGACCCGTCACACCCTGCAGAGGCTCGTAAGTCCAAAGGTGGTGTGCATACACAGGGCATAGCTGCTGACATTGCCGTCAGTAACGGCATAGAGCGTGCTACGATTATACGCAACGCTATTGACTTAGGCTTTAACGGCATTGGTGTTGCTAAAGGTTTTATACACGTTGATACAAGGTCGTTGCCACAAGTAGTGTGGACATATTAGATGTCAGCTACGCAAGACCTACAGATCAATCTGCTTCCTTGGCAGCAAGAAGTATGGACAGATAAGTCACGATTTAAGGTTGTGGCAGCAGGTAGACGTACAGGTAAGACAAGACTAGCAGCGTCGTTGTTGCTCGTTAAGGCTCTGTCGTCTAAGAACGGTAAAGTTTTCTATGTAGCGCCTACGCAGGGACAGGCTAGAGACGTTATCTGGGATATGCTGCTAGAGATGGGGCAGGGTGTAATAGCCAATAGCCATGTCAACAACCTAACGCTCAAGCTCATTAACGGTGCGTCTATCTCGTTAAAGGGTTCAGACAGACCAGAGACTATGCGTGGTGTTAGCTTACGCTACGTAGTGTTGGACGAGTTTGCAGACTTTAAGCCTGAGGTGTGGGAGTTAATCCTACGTCCTGCGTTGTCAGACTTAAAAGGTGAAGCGCTGTTCATAGGCACACCTATGGGTCGTAACCACTTCTACGATCTGTACACTGAAGCATCATTAGGCAAGTTAGAGGACTACAACGCGTGGCACTTCACAAGCTACGACAACCCTCTGATTGACCCTACAGAGATAGACAGTGCTAAACGTACGTTGTCGTCTTATGCGTTCAGACAAGAGTTTATGGCGTCTTTTGAGGCTCGTGGCTCTGAGATGTTCAAGGAAGAGTGGGTACAGTTTGATACTGACGAGCCTGACATCGGCGACTACTACATCGCCTGTGACTTAGCAGGCTTTGAAGAGATAGGCAAGAAGAGCAACAAGAGACTCGATAACAGCTCTATATCCATTGTTAAAGTTAGCGAACATGGATGGTGGGTTAAAGACATCATTATTGGTCGTTGGACGCTAGACGAGACTGCAGCACGCATCTTTGACGCTGTTAAAGAACACTATCCCATTGCTGTGGGTATTGAGAAGGGTATTAGTAGGCAGGCTGTAATGTCGCCTCTAACAGACCTTATGAAGCGCTACAACAAGTATTTTAGAGTAGAAGAGCTAACACACGGCAACAGAAAGAAGACTGACAGGATAATGTGGGCTTTGCAGGGCAGGTTTGAAAACGGACGTATTACGTTAAACAAGGGCGACTGGAATGTGCAATTCATGGATGAGTTGTTTCAGTTTCCTAACCACTTAGTACACGACGACACTGTTGACTCATTGGCGTATATAGATCAGTTAGCTAATGTAGCTTACGATTGGGGCTACGACTCAGAAGACTACGAAGAATCCTTAGACGAATACACAGGATATTGATATGGACGATTATACAGAAGACACAGCCAACATACTTGACGAAAACCTAGAAGACTGGGTGATGTACAAAGTTGAGGATTGGCGTGAATTCTTTGACACTAACTACGATCAGAAGTTCAATGAATACTATCGTCTTTGGCGTGGCATCTGGGCAGATGACGACAAGACTCGTGAGAGCGAAAGAAGCAAGATTGTCTCCCCTGCCCTCCTCCAAGCTGTTGAGAACAACGTAGCTGACATCGAAGAGGCTACCTTTGGGCGTGGTAAGTTCTTTGACATACAAGACGACATGGGCGATACAGAGCGTTCTGACGTGCGTTTCCTGCGTGAAGCGTTGTCACAAGAGTTTACTAAGAACAAGATCAGGAAGGCTGTAGGTGAATGTCTCATCAACGCTGCTGTGTACGGCACAGGCATTGGCGAGATAGTGCTTGAGAAGAAGAAAGAGATGGTTCCGGCTACAGAGCCTGTGATGGACGGTGCTATGACTGCCGTGGGTGTTAACATCCGTGACCGCACCGTGGTTAAGCTACGTCCTATTCAACCCCACAACTTCCTTATTGACCCTGTAGCCACTAGCATCGACACAGCTGTTGGTGTTGCTGTTGATGAGTTTGTCTCGTCACACTTGGTAGAGCAGCTGCAGGAAGAAGGTGTTTACAGAAAGGTTTATGTTGGACGTGCAGCGCCTGACTTGGACTTAGAGCCTGACGAAGAGCTTTGGCAGCAGCCAGAGGACAAGGTTAGGTTAACAAAGTATTATGGCTTAGTGCCACGTAAGCTGCTTGAGAATGCCTTTGACGCTGATGACGAGATGGTTAACTTCGACAGCGACGAAGACGATGAAGGCAGAGACAGCTACTACGTAGAGGCTATTGTCGTTATTGCTAACGGTGGTACGCTGCTAAAGGCTGAAGCATCACCTTATATGATGGAAGACCGACCTATTGTAGCATTCCCGTGGGATGTTGTGCCAAGTCGCTTCTGGGGCATGGGTGTGTGCGAGAAGGGCTTTAACAGCCAGAAAGCGCTTGATGCAGAGCTTAGAGCAAGGATTGACGCTCTAGCCCTCACTGTACACCCAATGCTTGCTATGGACGCTACAAGGATGCCTAGAGGCTCTAAGCCAGAGGTTAAGGCAGGCAAGCTGCTATTGACTAACGGCGATCCTCGTGAGGTGCTGCATCCGTTTAACTTTGGTCAGGTTAGTCAGATTACGTTTGCACAGGCTGACTCGCTACAGCGCATGGTGCAGGCTGCTACAGGCAGTGTTGACACAGCGCAGCAAGCAATGAACGGTGGCGGTACAACGTCTGCAGGCAGCTCTATGAGCTTGGGCGGCATTATCAAGCGTCAGAAGCGTACGCTAGTAAACTTCCAAGAGTCGTTCTTGATGCCTTTCGTTGAGAAGGCTGCTTGGCGTTATATGCAGTTCGAGCCTGAGTTATTCCCTGTTAACGACTATAAGTTTATTGCTACAAGCACACTGGGTATTGTTGCTCGTGAGTACGAAGTAGCTCAGCTAGTACAGCTGCTACAGACTATGCCACAAGACAGCCCTGTATACCCAATCATCATGCAGTCTGTTATTGACAACATGAACATCACTAACCGTGAAGACTTGATACAGACAATGATACAGGCTCAGCAGCCTAACCCAGAGCAGCAGCAGATGCAGCAGGCGTTAGCAGAGGAAGACAGAGCCTTTAAGAATAGCCAAACATCGGCTCTGAACGCTCAGGCAGCAGAGTCTAACGCTAGAGCGCAGAAGATTGCTCTAGAGGCTAGAGGCGTCCCTGTAGAGCTTGAGACGGCTCGTATTAAGGCTGTAGCGTCATCTCAGACAGCTTCTGAGAGTGACAAAGACTTTGAGAAGCGTATGAGACTAGCCAATCTTGCTCTTGATGAAAAGAAGCTAGGACTGGAAGTAGTAAAGGAGAACATGAAGAATGGTCAGCAATAAAGAGTTAGAAAGCGTGGTAGAGCAGATTAACGCTGCCTACGCACGTCTGGACAAGCGCATTGCAGCTCTAGAGGCTGCACAAGCGGCTGCTCCTGCCAAGAAAGAAAGCTCAAAAAAGACTTGACATTTGGACTGTTTTGTGGTATAGTCCAGCGCTATAGCACATAAGCCATAAGAAGTCAAGCATTATTGTCCTAAGGAGGATAAACAATATGAATGAGGCAGATATAAAGCATTACGAGCAAATCCAAGAGATGCTCATGACTGACGGATGGAAGAACGTAGAAAAAGAACTATCCGACTTAGTAGAGGCAATAGGGAGCATCGAAGCTGTAAAAAACTCCGATGAACTCTTTTACAAGAAAGGACAGCTGAACATAGCAAATCTAATAATGAATCTGCCACACATGGTTGACTCAACTTTAGATGTCCTGAAAGAGGACTCGCAGGATGACTAGACGTATCTTTGAGTTTATCTGCCCAGACCAACACGTCACGGAGCGCTTCATTGACGAAGAGGTTAGGGAAACAGATTGCTCCTCCTGCGATAAAACAGCGTCTAGGATGGTCAGTGCTGTTCAGTGTACTTTAGACCCCATATCCGGTGATTGGCCGGGTGCGACTATGAAGTGGGCTAAGAACAGACAAGACCAGATTAAACGCGAACGAAGTAAGGAGAACTCGTAAGAGCCTTACATGACCATCAATCTCCATAATGATATTAATCACGGAGTTTAATAATGGCTACACTGATAGATATGGAAGAAGAAGGACGACTAGAAGACGAAGACAACACGGCAGAGTTTGACGAAGTAGACTCGCAAGAGCAACCTACTGAAGAAGACGTCCCAGACAAGTACAGAGGCAAATCAGCTGCTGACCTTGTCCGAATGCACCAAGAGGCTGAGCGTATGCTTGGTCGTCAAAGTGGAGAAGTTGGGGAACTGCGTAAGGTTGTTGACGAATTTGTTATGTCACAATCCAATAAGCAAGAAGAGACTGTAGACGAGGAGATTGATTACTTCTCTGACCCTGAAAAGGCGATACAGAAAGCGATAGATAAACATCCTGCTGTTCAAGAGGCTCAAAAGGCTTCGTCGGACATGAAGAAGTCCACTGCTCAGTCAATGCTTAAAGAAAAGCATCCTGACATGGCTGACATACTTGCTGACCAGAACTTTGTTAGTTGGGTTGGTGATAGTCAGTTTAGGACTAATCTATTGCGTCAGGCTGATAGGAACTTTGACTATGAAGCAGCTGATGAGATATTCAGCTTGTGGAAAGATCGTCAGAGCCTTATTGGACAGACCGTTAACGCTGAGAAATCTAGTAGGACTGCTTCACTTAGAAGCGCCTCTACTGGCGGTGCATCAGGTACATCAGAGACTAACAGTAGGAAAATCTTTCGACGTGCAGACATTATTAAGCTAATGAAAGACAACCCTGACCGTTACGCTGCTATGTCCGAAGAGATTATGCAAGCATATCAAGAGGGGCGTGTTAAATGATTACATAACTTTAAGGAAGAAATAAGATGGCTATAACAAAATCAGTATACCCTAACATGGGTGGTTCGGTTAACAACACTACTGCGGCAACGTTTATCCCAGAAATCTGGAGTGACGAAGTACGCGCGCAGTACGAGAAGAGCCTTGTGCTTGCCAACCTAGTCAAGAAGATGGGTATGACTGGCAAGAAAGGCGATACTATCAACATTCCTGCTCCTGTACGTGGTACTGCCACTGCTAAGGCTGCAGGCACTGCTGTTAGCATCCAGAGCGACACTGAAGAGAACGTAGCAGTTCTCATCGACAAGCACTTTGAGTATTCACGTCTCATCGAAGACATTACTGCTACGCAGGCGCTTACTAGCCTCCGTCAGTTCTATACTCAAGATGCAGGTTATGCTCTAGCTCGTCAGGTTGATAGCGACCTTCACGGTTTGGCTGTTAACTTGGGTGACGCTGCAGGTGACTACACTAACACTAACTCTTACTACGTTGATGCGTCTACTGGTCTTACCCAGTACGCTGCAGACACAGTAACAGCTTCTGACGTGTTCACTGATGCAGGCTTCCGAGCTTTGATTCAGAAGATGGACGACGCTGACGTGCCTTTCGACAACCGTTGTTTCGTTATCCCGCCTTCGCTGCGTAACGCAATCATGGGCATCGACCGCTATGTGTCTTCTGACTTTGTCAGTGGCGCACCTGTACAGAACGGCAAGATTGGTAACTTGTACGGCATTGACGTATTTGTTTCTACCAACTGCGCTGTTTCTGAGGCAGCTGCTGATAACACAGCAAACACTAACGACCTCAAAGCTGCACTGCTTCTCCACAAAGACACCTTTGTGTTGGCAGAGCAAATGGGTGTTCGTTCGCAGACACAGTACAAGCAAGAGTTCCTTGCTAACCTGTACACTGCGGATCAGCTCTACGGCGTAAAAGTATTGCGTCCTGAGTCAGGCTTTGTACTTAACGTTAACGCCTAAATAGGAGTGGGGAGGCAGTTCTACGGAGCTGTCTCCTCTTTTCTTTATGAGTAAAAAAGACCCAAGATTATCTAAAGTAGGCGTTAGTGGGTATAACAAGCCCAAACGTACACCTAATCATCCTACAAAGAGCCACGTAGTAGTCGCTAAAGAAGGCGACAAAGTCAAAACTATCAGATTTGGTCAACAAGGCGTATCAGGTGCAGGCAGCAGCCCTAAGACACCTGCAGAGAAAGCACGCCGCAAGTCATTCAAAGCACGCCACGCTAAGAACATAGCTAAAGGTAAGATGTCAGCAGCGTTTTGGTCTAACCGCGAGAAGTGGTAACTAATAGGAAATTAACATGACAGTCATAGTAACCAAGAACAGCTCCACAGCCTCAGCAGTCCCTACCACAAGCGACTTGGTTCAGGGCGAACTCGCTGTCAACGTCACAGACAAACGCATCTTCACAGAGAATGCGTCTACACAGATTGTAGAACTCGGTACTAATCCTTCTACTGTCACCACTGCTACAGCTACCGTTACCGGCACTCTAACCGCTAACGGTACTTTTGCGTCTAGCAATGCAGTCATCACAGGCGGCACAATCAACTCTACACCCATTGGTGCGACTACCCCATCAACGGTAAAGGGTACGACAGTAACGGCCACCACGGGCTTCGTTGGAGGTCTTACGGGCAATGTAGTAGGTAACGTCACAGGAAACGTCACTGGTAACGTAGTTGGTAACGTCACAGGCGACCTGACAGGCAATGTCACAGCTTCTAGCGGCACATCTACTGTTAATAACCTAGTCGTTAACGGTACGGTAGATTTTACAAACACACGCCTTACTGACGTAGCCGAGCCTGTTTCAGGTTCTGATGCAGCTACCAAGACCTATGTTGATACTTCTATTGCAGCTGTCATTGACGGCGCACCTGCTGCACTAGACACTCTTAACGAGTTAGCTGCTGCATTGAATGATGATGCATCTTTTCATACCTCAGTTACCAACTCCCTCGCGGGTAAGCTGTCGTTAACTGGCGGCACTATGACAGGTCAGTTATCGTTAGGTGCTAATAAGATTGTTAGCGTTGCTGATCCTACCCTCGCGCAAGACGTAGCAACTAAAGCCTACGTTGATGCAGCAGACAGCACAGGACTCCCACTATCCGGTGGTACGATGTCCGGCGCTATCGCAATGGGTACTAACAAGATTACTGGTCTTGGTACGCCTACAGATGCAGCAGACGCTACGACTAAAGCCTACACAGACTCAATCTTAGGCTCTGCTACATCAGCAGCAGACTCAGCCGCAGCAGCAGCCACATCAGCTAGTAACGCCTCAACTTCTGCTTCAAATGCAGCTAGTTCTGCTACAGCAGCATCAGGGTCAGCAACAGCCGCCGATCTGTCAGCGACTAACGCTGCTGCTAGTTACGACTCTTTTGATGATCGTTACCTTGGCGCTAAAGCTTCTGATCCTGCAACGGACAATGACGGTGACGCACTGATTGCAGGTGCGACATACTTCAACACTACTAGCGACTCGATGAAGGTCTACAGCGGCTCTGCGTGGTCTGACGTTGCACCTGTTGCGACATCGGTCACGCTATCTCAGGTAACAGACTTCCCATCACAGTCAGGTCAGTCAGGTAAGTATCTTTCTACCAACGGCACTACACCGACTTGGGAGACTCTAATAACAGACCCGACACTTGGCACATTAACCAAGACTTTCACAACTGGCGAGTCCTCTACAATCAATCTCACAAGCTCAGTGCTTGCGCCAGTGGTCAGTGTGACTAAAGAAGTCCCACAGTCAGGCGTGACTAACAATAACTGGGATGTTAATTCGACTACAGAGAATTACACGAGACTTGATAGTGCTGCGGCGACTACTTTGGAGTGGGCTGTTGATTTAGCTAATTCTAGTTATAGCTCAGTTAGCTTTAGTGTTGCTTCTCAAGAAACAATCTCGCAGGCTATAAACTTTAGCGCCGACGGTACAAAGATGTTTATTGTAGGGGTTAAAGCGCCTGCCTCTGTAACGGAGTATGTATTAAGCACAGCTTTTGATGTTTCAACAGCGTCTTACTCTCAAAGTTTTGACGTTTCAGGACAAGATATTTATCCATATGGAATGGACTTTAGTCCTGACGGAACAAAAATGTTTATTGCGGGTCAAGCAGGTCAGGATATAAACGAATACACATTATCTACTGGCTTTGATATTTCAACTGCATCATTTGTCGATTCTTTTTCTGTGTCAGCGCAAACTACAGCGCCGCAATCTGTAGCTTTTAACACTAACGGTACTAAGATGTTTGTTAATGGAGCAGATACTATTTATCAATACACGCTTACAACAAGTTTTGATGTATCAACAGCGTCCTACGATTCAATAAGTTTTTCAGCTCTTTCACAAGACGGAGCAGTTACAAGTGTAATTTTCACTTCTAACGGAACAAAAATGTTTGTTCTTGGATTTGTGTCAGATGCTGTTTACCAATACACGCTTACAACAGGCTTTGATATTTCAACAGCTTCTTACGATTCTGTAAGTTTTTCCATTGCTTCACAAGAAACTGCTGCAAGAGGTATAGCATTTAATTCTGATAGTACGAAAATGTATATGATAGGACAAACTAACAACACAGTGTATCAATACAATTTAGGCTTAGCTCTAGCACTCGGCACAGGCTCATTCGCCTCAGCAGACGTAGGCAAGACCATCGAAGCCAACAGTGGCGAGTTTGTCTTAACAGCCACAGACGGTAGCTATGTAGAAACTACAGCGCCTACATCATACGCTCAAGTCGCATCAGGCTCTTGGGAGATGTACGGCGTTGTCTATAATGCTGCGGATGGGGATTTGGAGCTGAGTGGTGTGGTGGCAGGTCAATTTGATATTTCTAAGGCGAGCTTTGTTGATTCGTTTTCAATATCTTCACAAGAACAAACGCCGCAAGGAATCAGGTTCAATATAGACGGAACAAAGATGTTTGTTATTGGCTCTCAATCAGTTCTTGTTAACGAATACACATTAAGCACAGGCTTTGATGTTTCTACTGCGTCTTTTTCTCAAAGTTTTTCTGTTTCTTCACAAGAATCAAGCCCGACAGGAATAGCATTTAACACTAATGGTACTAAGATGTTTATTACTGGCTCTAACGGTGACGAAGTAAACGAATATTCATTGTCTACAGGATTTAATGTTAGCACTGCATCTTTTACAACAAATTTTTCAGTGTCTGCGCAAGACACTAGCCCGCAAGATATAGCGTTTAGCACTGATGGAACACTAATGTTCATTGTTGGTTCAACTGGTGGCGATGTAAATGAATACATATTAAGCACTGGATTTGATGTTTCTACTGCTTCTTTTGTAGATAGTTTCTCAGTATCAGCACAAGAGGTAAATCCAAAATCAATAGCATTTAACACCACCGGTACTAAAATGTTCATTGTTGGTAATTTAGGTGACGCTGTAAACGAGTACACATTATCAACTGGCTATGATGTTTCTACGGCAACATATTCACAAAACTTTTCAGTATTAGCACAAGAGGCAAATTCTCAAGGACTAACATTCAGCACCGATGGATCAAAAATGTTCATTGTTGGTGCAACTGGTGACGATGTAAACGAGTATAGCATTAACTTAACAGAAGCCTTTGCAACAGGCTACCAACCAGTACACACCACAGCCTCAATAGACACTACCTACTGGACTGACATCAACTCAATGACAGCAGACCAAGCCGCAGGTGACGGCAACGTCTACTACGCTATCTCCACAGACGACCGTACTACTTGGACTGTCATTGATAACACTGATGGCGAGAGAGACATTGTCAGGAACAACGCAGGGACTTGGCAGTACAACTCTAACGGTACATACGCTTCAGAGACTTGGGTAAACGGTACGACTAACACAGAGTTAGCTACGTTGGCTGAGGCTATGGAGGGTGCTAGTAAAATTGTTAATCCTTTTAATTTAGCCTCAGTTACATACTCTCAAAGTTTTTCTGTCGTATCTCAAGATACAGACCCAAGAG